GGCGAAGTTGACGGCCCCGGAACTGGTGTATCAGACTCTATCCCCGCTCGTTTGAGTGATGGAGAGTTTGTTATTACCAAGAAAGCAACCGACCAAATAGGTGCAGACAATCTCCAAGTAATGATGGACGATGCTGAACGTGCCTATGATGGCGGTTATCAAATGAAGGCTATGGGTGGAATGATGGATGAAGAAAATCCAGAAGATCTCAGCATGAGTAAAACTGATGAGGAAATCAAAAAGCTTATGATGAGTGCTAACAGGATGCCCAGCCTTCAATAAATTTTTACGGCTACCTTGGTAAGTCAAGCCCCATTCGCTCGACGGAGTTAATAATGGCTACCTTGCAAGACACAAGCCCCGTGAAGGAGATTGAGAATGTCAGAAGTACAAGAAGAGATAGGTAATCCTTACAATGCACGAAAAGCTTGGCATACGCCAGACGAACCCTCAAGGGGTGATGCAGACGGTTTATTTTATCCAGAACCACAGGCTACCCGCCAAGCGGCCCCTGAAGATGAAGAAGTTCACCCTAAAAAAAGGACGAACTACAAGAAGCGTTATGATGATTTAAAAAGACATTATGATGGAAAAGTTGCAGAGTTTAAGCAGAAGGAACAAGAACTTCAAGCTATGGCAATGCAAGCTCAACCTGCTTATCAGCCACCTAAGTCTGAAGAAGAGTTAGAAAGCTTTAGGTCGGAATATCCTGATCTTTATAACACCGTTGAAACTGTTGCACATATGCAGAGTCAACGACAAGTCGCAGACCTTGAGTCGCAACTACAGTCCATGCGTCAGCGTGAGTCTGAAATATTGCGGCGAGAAGCTGAGACTACCTTGCAACAACGTCATCCTGACTTTGAAGACCTCAGAGGAGATGACCAGTTCCATGCGTGGGCTAAAGAACAGCCAGAGCAGATCCAAGATTGGATTTACAATAACCCAGATAATGTTGCTTTAGCATCTAAAGCTATTGACTTGTACAAAATGGAAACTGGCGTGGCTCAAACACAACAGCCCAAACGACAGCAGCAAAGAGGCAACGCCGCAGATATGGTTTCAACCAAAACTACATCAGTGGATTCTAAGCAAGCTAAAATTTGGACTGAACGGGAAATAGCTGCTATGTCACTCGACAAGTTTGATAGATTTGAAGAAGAAATCAGGATAGCTATGGAAGAGGGCAGAGTAGTAAAATAAATGTTTTACTAGGAGATTATTAACATGGCTTTTAATGCATCAGATCAATTTTTTGAGCAAAGTACAGACACCAATGGTAACTTTGGTAACTCTGTATCAGGACAAACTAACTCGTTTTTCCTACCTAAACTGTACTCTAAGCAAGTACTTAACTTTTTCCGCAAGGCTTCTGTAGCTGAAGCGATTACTAACACTGACTATGCTGGTGAAATCAACGCATTTGGTGATAGTGTACGCATCATTAAAGAACCTGAAATCACTGTTTTTACTTATGAACGTGGTGCGGATATAACACAAACTAAACTAACTGACCAAGAAGCAACTCTAGTCGTTGACGTAGCTAATGCTTTCAAATTCATCGTTGATGATATTGAAACAAACATGTCTCACGTTAACTTCCGTGATGTAGCAACCTCTTCAGCAGCTTACGCATTGCGTGATGCTTTTGACGCTGGTGTTATTGCTGAGATGATTGCTGGTGTATCAGCCTCTAGTCCTAACCATATTCTTGGTTCTGACAATGCTACTGACCTAGCTGCTGGAACCTTTGATGGTACTGGTAACTTGGACATTGGTTTTGGTTCTAGTGAGCACGACCCAATTGACGTTCTTTCTCATATGGCTCGTTTGCTAGATGAAGCTAACGTACCAGAAGAAGGTCGTTTCTTCGTAGCTAACCCAGAGTTTTACGAAGTACTTGTACAAAGTTCTTCTAAGCTCTTGTCAGTTGACTACAATGCAGGTCAGGGTTCAATCCGCAATGGATTGGTAAGCTCTGGTAAGCTACGTGGTTTTGACATGTACAAGTCTAATAACATTGCTGCAACTACTAATGCTGCTGGTCAATGTTTAGCTGGTCACATGTCTGCTACTGCTACAGCACAGACAATCACAAGCACTGAGGTCATCCGTGATCCAGATAGCTTTGGTGATATTGTGCGTGGTCTACACGTATACGGTGCTACTGTACTCCGACCCGGAGCACTAGTATCAGCCTTCTACGGTATTGACTAGACCTTTTAGGAATGGGGCTGCTTAGGTGGCCCCTGCCCTTTTTATTGGAGATTTTAAATGGCTGTTATAGGTTCAAATGAAAAGCCAGTTACATTTAGAAAGGCTTTTGTAGGTAAAGGCAGTAGGTTTCGTAAGAACATGGATTTAGAAAAATACAAAAATAACTTTGATAAGATTTTTAGTAAACCTTCTGAACCTCAGAATGAATTTGAATCAGCTAGGGCTAAGAGTAAAACTTTCTCAATGGAGCAAGATTAATGAATAAAGTACCTAGCAAACAAGGTTACGTGCCTAATGAATACACAGGGAGAAGTAAAATGACATATGGTGGAATGGAACGTAAGAAAGCTGCTATGGGAATGTCTAAGATGGATGAAGACATGATGGGCAGTATGCGTAAACAGATGATGAGTGGTAGTAAGATGTACGGCATGTCTTACGGAGGTCGAGTGCCAAACAATCGTGGTGGTAAAGCATCCTCTGATATTTATGCAATGGAAAAAGCTTGCTCAATGAAAACTGGTAAAAATGCCAGTATGCGTTACTAATGAAAGGCGTTAAACATTACAAAAAAGATGGTACTGAATTTAAAGGTAACACTCATAAGATGCCTGATGGTTCTTTGCATACAGGAAAAACACACAGCAAAACAAGTGTCAAGTTATTTCATATGAAAGACTTATCTAAAAAAGCAAAAGAAAAAGCAAGGAAGTAAATAATGGCTACTTTTTTAACATTGACTAATGAGCTTCTGCGTGAGATGAATGAAGTTGCTTTAACTTCTGCAACCTTTGCTAGTGCTATAGGTATTCAACAACACGCCAAAGATCTTATAAACAGATCTTATTTAGACATTGTTACAGAAGAACCTAAGTGGCCTTTTCTAGCTACTGCTGAAAGTGGTACTGTTGATCCTATGTATGGTAACGTCAATCAAGATTCTATAGCTGGACAACGCTGGTATGAAATAAAACCAGCTAGTTCTAGTATTACAACAGACTATGGTGCTATAGAGTGGGAAACTTTTTATTTAACTACTGTAGGAGTAAGTGGAGAATCTCCTCCTTACGAATCTCGTAATCTTAGATTTACTACTACAGAAGAGTGGAAAGATTATCATCGTACTGCTGAAAACCATGACGATGCAGATACACAACAGTTTGGAGTTCCTCGTAGAGTAATTAAAAGTCCTGATGGACGTAACTTTGGATTGAGTCCTATACCAGATAAAGTCTATAGAATATGGTATTTTGCTTATGACTTACCTACAGAACTTGATGCTCATGGAGATGCTATAGTATTTCCAGATGTGTATAAAACTGTATTAATTGCAAGGTCTAGATATTATATGCATCAATTTAAAGAAAATCCACAAGCAGCAGCTTTTGCTCTTGAAGATTATAAACGTGGTTTAAAACTTATGAAAATACGTTTAATGACTCCTGAACCTGCATACTTTAAAGATGATCGTGTGAGGTTTATTTAATGTCTCAACCTTGGGGATACTCTTGCAAAGGCGGCTTAAACGTCAATTTAAATCAACTAGAAATGCTTTCTCAGCCGGGTTTTGCTACACGCCTTAGAAACTTTGAAGTAGATCCTGATGGTGGTTATAGACGCATAAACGGCTTTACAGCCTTTGGTGATACTCAACCTAACTCTAGTGAAGCTGTGTTAGGCATGGCAGTATACGCAGATGGTATTATTGTTTGTTCAGGCACTGGTATATTTTTTAGTGTTGATGGCGAAAGCACTTGGCTTCAAATAAATAAAGCTAGTGTAGATGCTAGTGGAGATGACTTCTCAACTTTCTCAGGCCGCTCAGTGGCTGCAAGAACTAGCCAAGGAAGATGTACTTTTTCTTTGTACGAGGGTACTTCTGATTATGGTGAGATTGTAATATGTGATGGAGTAAATGAACCTTTTCTATTTCAAATGACAGGAACAGGAGGTTTAGCTTCTCGTACATTTTTTGCAAAAGAAATTACAGTTAGTGGTACTACAGGCCCTGCTTTTGGTGTAATACATGATAAGCATTTAGTAGTAGCAGGAGCTTCTACAGCAAAGAATACTATTTTTTATAGTGGAACTAATGACATTGATAGTTTTAGTAGCACTGGATCAGGAAGTATAGTAATTCAAGATGCTGTTGTAGGTCTTGCTAGTTTTCGTAGTGATCTTATTATATTTTGTAAAAATAGTATACATAAACTTATAAATATTAATAACTCTTCTACTGTAGCTGTTGTTCCTATAACAACTAACGTAGGGTGTGTTAATGGCGGTAGTATACAAGAAGTTGGTGGTGATATTTTATTTCTTGCACCTGATGGTGTACGTACTATTGCAGGTACAGCACGTATTGGTGACGTAGAGTTAAGCTCAGTTAGTAGACAGATTCAAAAAATTATTTCTGAAATAGCTTCTGATTCAGCTTTTATAATTACAAGCGGTGTTCTTCGTAGTAAGTCACAGTACAGATTATTTTACAGTAAAGTAGGAGAAAGTCCTTCTACTGCTAAAGGTATTATAGGAACTTTTACTTCTCAAGGTTTTGCATGGTCAGAAACACTAGGCATTCAAGCACTAGGTTTTGTTTCTGATGTAAATAAAGATGGTGTAGAAAAAATATTTCACGGTGATAAAGATGGTTTTATTTATAACCATGACACTGGTACTTCATTTATTGAAGCAGGTTCGGCAACAAACATAGATGCTATATATCAAACACCTGACTTTGACTTTGGTGATGTAGGAACACGTAAGACTCTTAAGTATGCAAGAGTTTCTTTTAGTCCAGAAGGTGCGATTGAGCCAAGCTTTAGGGTTCGGTTTGACTATGAAAATAATTTAATACCACAACCAGAACCTTTTGCTGTTACTACAATTCAATTACCAGCAATATTTAATTCAGGAGTATTTGGTACAATGTCGTTTGGTGCAACAACTGATCCAATGGAAAGAATTACTTTAGAAGGCTCTGGAAATACTTGTAGCTTTAGAGTATTTAGTGACGATCAAAAAGCAGCATATGCTGTTAACGGTATTTATATAGATTATATGCCATCAGGTAGGAGATAATAAATGGCTCAGAATTACACAAGACAAAGTTCTTTTGCAGATGGAGATACTGTTACAGCGGCTCTATTCAACAATGAATATAACCAACTAGTAAATGCTTTTGCATACTCTTCATCTAGTGCTTCTAGCACAGGTCACAGGCATGATGGAACTGCTGGACAAGGCGGTAACGTGCCTCAGATTGGTGACTTAGACTTTCTTAACAAGGTCGTAGTAGATGGCACAAACAATAGAGTAGGTTTTTTTGTAGAAGTATCTAGTAGTGCGGTTGAGCAAGTACGTGTACAGGACGGTGCTATTGTTCCTGTCACAGATAATGATATAGATTTAGGTACGTCTTCACTAGAATTTAAAGACGGTTATTTTGATGGAACAGTTCACGCAGATGCCATAAACTTTAATGGCACTGCTATTACAGCCACGGCTGCTGAATTAAATATTATGGACGGTGTAACGTCTACCGCAACAGAAATTAATCTTCTTGATGGCGTTACAGCCACTACAACAGAACTTAATTACACTGATACTGGTGCTGCTGTAGGTGTAGTAGTAGCTAGTAAAGTAGTTACAGCAGATGCTAATAAAGATGTAGCCAGCTTTCGTAACATTACCCTAACTGGGGAACTAGATGCAGGATCTCTTGACATTTCTGGAAATGCTGATATTGATGGTACGTTAGAGACAGATGCTCTATCTATCAATGGTACAGCCGTAACCAGTACAGCAGCAGAACTAAACATCTTAGATGGTGTTACAGCAACAGCAACAGAACTTAATTATAGTGATACTGGACAGTCCACAGGAACTGTAGTAGCTGATAAAGTTGTAACAGTAGACTCTAACAAAGACGTAGCAAGCTTTAGAAACATTACACTTACTGGAGAGTTAGATGCAGGTTCACTGGACATATCAGGCAATGCAGACATTGACGGTACGCTGGAAACTGATGCATTATCTATTAACGGCACAACGGTTACTTCTACAGCAGCAGAACTAAACATCTTAGATGGTGTTACAAGCACCGCAGCAGAACTAAACATATTAGACGGTGTAACTAGTACGGCTGCTGAGTTAAATGCTCTAGACGGTATTACAGCAGTTGTAGGAGAACTTAATGCACTAGACCTTGGTAGTACCGCAGTAGGTACTGCTGTTGCTTCTAAAGCTGTAATCTTAGATGCAAACAAAGACTATACTGGTATTCGCAATCTGACAATCACAGGCGAACTAGATGCAGCTACTTTAGATATTTCAGGTAATGTAGATATAGATGGAACTCTTGAAACTGATGCATTGTCTATAAACGGAACGGCTGTAACTTCAACAGCGGCAGAGCTTAATATATTAGACGGTGTAACGTCTACTGCTGCTGAATTAAATATTCTTGACGGCGTTACTAGCACTGCCGCAGAACTCAATATACTTGACGGTGTAACTTCAACAGCAGCAGAGCTTAACATCCTTGATGGTGTGACAGTCACAGCGGCTGAGATTAATACCTTAGATGGTATTACATCTGTACTGGGTGAATTAAATGCTTTGGATCTTGGAAGTACTGCTGTAGGTAATGCTATAGCTTCTAAAGCAGTTATACTAGATGCAAATAAAGATTATACAGGCATTCGTAACTTTACAATCACTGGTGAACTTGATGCAGCTACTCTGGACATTTCAGGTGATGCAGATATAGATGGTACTACAAACCTTGATGTAGTAGATATTGATGGTGCTGTAGATATGGCTACAACTTTAACAGTAGCTGGTAATGTAGATTTTAATGGAGATCTTGATGTTGACGGCACTGCAAACTTAGATGTTAT